TTGATTGCCTTTAAGTTACGGGTGAGAGGGTTAGCCGTTGCTGATCTGGCGTATTATCTAGCTGTCGTTTGCAACGCCGAATTGCGAGCCGTTGAGAATAACGACATTCATTTCACCATCGGCTTTACTGTACAACCATTTAGCGCCGTAGAGTTCGGCGTGCGCGATGCTTGCCGTATCGCTGCAAATGCCTAGCCGCTCGTCTTGCGGATCGGCTGCATTATTGGTAAGGGTGTGGCGGTAATAAACTTTCTGTCCGGCAGTCGTTGCGCCTTCCGTGGGCACCCATATCCGCCCGTGCGTTGCGAGACTTGCCGATTCCCCTACTTGCAGAAAGCCCGAATCGCCGCCCGCGAGCGGCTTTTCGAGCGAGCGCAGTCCGACACGATTGACCGTTGCGTGCGCCATTACAATACCGATCGACAGGTTATCGGCATCCGTTGTTGCCGTCGAGCCTGCAATATATCCGCCGTGATCGGGCAGGCGACAAGCGAAGCTATCGTTTTGCTCTGACATAAGCGCAACGACACCGAACGCAAGCGCAGAATCGGTAACGATGCGGCTTACCGCTTCCGTATCGGCGATGTCATACCATTGGCCCGGAAAAGCCGGTGCCATTTCTTTTTGGATGCTGGTTTGCAGGGCCATAGTTGTATATCCTTTGAGTTAATTACTGCAACACGGGTACTATTGTCTAAATAGTGCGTAACGTTTTAGGCGGTTGCCTTCCCACGGTTGCGGTTACGTTCGGCAAATTCTCTTTGTGCCTTGATTACAGGATCTTCGTTATCACCGCTGTCTTTCGTATCGCCGGCAAACGCGCGCCCGTTGCCTCTGTCGCGCTTGTCGGTGTCATCCTTGGCTTGTCTGTCGGGCAGTGAATCGAACGCCGATTGCACATAGTCATCCGTACGCCCGTCAAATTCGCGCTTATCTTTGTGCGCTTTCAGGGTTGCCACCATGATGGCGCGGTTATCATCGGTGTCGTTGACCGTTTCGAGATAATGCTCCGCCTTTGCGATAATAGAACCGCGTACACGCGCCGCATCGTTTACACGGACGCTCATTTTTTCTTCAGAAAGTTCGGTAGTAAGCCGCTCGTTTTCCGCTTTAAGGGTGTCAACTTCACCCTGCAATTGCTCGTTTTTCTTAACGGTGTCCTTCAGTTGAGCGGCTGCCGTCTTGACCGTCTTTTCGTCCTTGTCGGAAACCTCGACAACTTCATCGCCTATAACAACGTTTACGCTTTTTTCCACAATGCTAGTTCTCTTGTTTTGCGAATGAAGTTTACCGGTATTCGCGTTCCGGTTACTGCAAGCTACGCACCCGCAACCGGTATCCGCCGCATGGTCCGATATCATGCACTCCGGACCGCACCGCCCGGTCTGCACGATGGCAACGTGATTCGGCATGATGGCGGTTTGCACCACATCATAAGTTTCGCCTTCATACTCTCCGCTTTGAATGACCAGATCAGCACCGTAACCGAGGGACAATTGCGATTTATCATTATGTTGCACTTCATATATCGCGCCGCTTTGAAATACGGTCATTTCTGAACGAATACCTTTGCCGTTAATGTGCGGATTAACGACAATACCGACAACCGGTGTAACGTCCTTTACACTCACGCTGTCCCACGGGTGAGTATCGGTCACGGGCAACCCTCGATAGTCGTCGAGCGGTGCGCTCAACGTGTCGAGCGATCGGAACACTTTGATTTCTTCGGGAAAACCGAGCGCAGCGACCAGTTTTTCGGGTAGCTCCCACTGCTTATAGACGAGCACACCCTCTCGTGCAAGCAATGCGTCAGAGCATAGGAGGAAGCCGTTCGGGTTGATCTTCCGCGTCCGGGTGAACGGCAACAGGTCGGCAAGCGTTGCGCGGTAGCGCGGAGCTTCATCGCTTACCGTCACACTAAAAGACTTATGCTTTTTTCGTTGCTTGCTCATTTATCCAGTTCTCTTAAAGGCGAGTGCCGACAGCGATATCATCAAATACAGGGACAGCACTGCACCGGCAATTATGGTCCTCGCCTGGATGCCCGGTAAGGTCGGGCCGCTTTGACCAGGAAAAGACAATGCGGTTATTGTCTGCATGTTCATGGCGCACCCGCTCGTCTTCCTTTGTCTGCCACATATATTTTTTAGCACCGAGCGCACGCTGTCGAGTTCGGTTCATGCCGGCATTGAGTTCATGCCCTTGCGACTGCACGGTATTTTTTATGCGTCGGGTAACAATGCCCTTCGCGCGACGTATCTTTTTCTTCGCGTCTGCTCCAGGGTTGGCGAGCTTGTCATACAGGGCACGTTGCACCCGATCGCTATATTCTCGGTTGGCGCTGGTAATGGATGCGGTGAACACTTCCCGAAGCCTTGCATTTTGTCTTTCAACAATATCTTGTTTTTCTTTTAATATGTGCTCGATAACGGCAGGGTCGGTGCGCTTGCCGAAAGCCTGGATGGTGCGCCGCTTGTTCTCCGCTTCCGATTCGTTGACGAACTGGTCAACGGCGCGAATGCTTCGCTTATTGGCTGCCGTTAGGTTTCGCTGCAACCCGCCTATACGCTTTTCAATACGCTGCACTTGCTTGGCGAAAGCATCGGGCTTACTGCGATCAAGGGCTTCGATTTCGGCAAGCAGTTTACTTGCCGCCTTATCAACTTGCTTTTTATAGGCGGTATTAGATTGTTGCAGCCGCTTGCGGTATCGAGCTTGAACGGCGGCGGACGGACGGACCGCTCGGGTGTGCTCGGTTGTGGCAAGGCGCGGTCGACCCTTCATCCGCGCAAGCAGCCGCTCGGTTGCCGCGCGACGCCTGCGAATGGCAGCCATCCTGCCCGCCTACCCTGCCCGACCTGTCCAGACGCTCCAATCGCCCGTCACGCGCTCGCTCCGGTGCCTTCCTGGTCGTCCTGGTCGTCCTGGTCGTCCTGGTCCGCCTCTGGATCGTCCGGTGCGTCCGGTGTCACGTCCGGATCGGTGTCGGTGTCCGTGCCGTCCAGTTCTTCCGCTTCAACCGCCTCGATCCATTCGTCTGCGATGTCAACGACACCCGATTGCTGCACGCTGCGCAATATGGCGGATTCGGGAATGATGCGCATGTTGTGCAACCGCTCGAATGTTTCCGCCTGCTTGGCGTCCGTTTCTACTTTACTCTTGCGGCTTTCCGTGTGCGGCGGATTGATGGTGTATTTAAGCTCGCGAATTTCGCCAAAGACAATAAGCGTCATAAAACGATCAAGCATTGCATACAACGGGTTTAGGTCGCTTTTCTGTTGACCTGCAATACCGGTGTAATGGTTTTCTAAATCAGCTTCACCCGTCGAATTTAGCCCGCCTGGACTGATACCGGCAAAACGCACTAGCGGTATATCGCCAAGCCCGGAAATAGCGGTCAGAAATTCATGAATCAATTGCGGCAACGACTGAAAATCATTCTTGATACGTTCTAGTGATTCATTCCCGTCGATAAGCGCAACGTTATACTGCCCTTTATGCAGCGCATAGAGTGCCGCACGCGACTGCACCGCCGTCGAGTAATCCGCCTGCCCGGTACCCGTTCCGCAAGCGGCAAGCGACTCATACAAGCCCGGCACCGACAGTATATCGACGTTGTTTTGCACAACCATCGTTGCAATGCTTGCATAAAGACTATGCGCGTATAGTACCGGTTCCTTTGCGTACAAAAGCCTAGACTGTCCCCAAAATGGTTCGACCTCTGCCATCGTACGCATATCGTCCGCATCCGGTGAGTCATCGCCGCGAACAATAATAACGTTCGTTACGTCGATCGTTTGCGCATGGTGCTGGAAGCGGCTCGGTCTGCCGTAATTAGGGTTAGACAGGTCGGTAATCGTTGCGTGTCCGGACGCGGGTTGCAGTTTGGTTGCATCCCTTACGATAAAGCGCGTGCCCGCAACGTTTGCAAAGTCTTTTGCCTCGAAAGGCTGCGCTAAGTCGACATTCTCATTAACGGGAATGATGCCCGCACCGCCGAATACGCGCGACCATTTAAGCGCGTTCGCTATGATCCGATCGCAATTGTAATCTTCCCATGCGCGATTGTAGCGCTCGACATCGGTCTGGTCCATGTCGTGAAAGGTGCGCCCATTTTTGAGCATATCCTGCACCGGAATATCAATGAGCTTTCGCGCAAGCCAATAACCACGATATAGGTGTATCGCTTCGAGGCGCGACAACGACACCGGTGCAACCGCCATGTAGCTTGATGCGTCGCGCCCGGTGCCCTGCCCGGTTGCAAGGTTAATAATAGCGTCAGCAACTTGAGACAATCGCGCCTTAAAAGGCTGCTTGTCGTTTTCTTGTGCGTTCATTTGAAAACGTCTCTTAGCGTCAATGCGCCGTTGTAGAAAAGGTCAGCCGCATCGAAAACGGTATCGCAATAATCATCGTGCAAATGAGCCATATCTGCACTAAACGACAATAGTTCATTGTGCATTTCTTCCCATTGCACATTGTCGGTAAACGTTGTCTTGACGTTGCGCGCGGGGAATACAAGTGTGCCACTAATCAATGCAGGCACGGCACTAATTGCGCGCACAACTTTATCACTGTTGCGCTCGATCGCTTGCACGTTGATGCCGCTTCGCTGCATATCGTGAATGATGCCGTGTCCGCTGGCCTTTTTCTCGACATAAAAAGCACTGATTTTCGGATAACGTGTTGTCCGGTTATCGCTAAAGCGCGTCCATACATGCTTTAATTCTTTTGTCGTTTCGGGCACTTCCATGCGGAACCCACGATAATCGAGCAAATAAGCCTTACCGTTTCGCGCTTGTGCCCATATCGTCCAGACGGTTTGATCGTTATGGCTTTTTGCCTCGAAAGCGGTATCCGTGATTGCAATAACACGGGTTATTTCCTGCCACGCGGGAAGCTCGTTATAATACTGCAACCATTTGCCTTTAATAAAGTTGCCTTCGATCAAGCGCGGTTCCTGTCGATACTGCGCGGCAGCAACGAAAGGGTCACCCGCTTCGATTATCTGCATTTCCCGTTTATCGACCTTTTCGGGCCATGTCCAACCGGTACGCATAAGGTCCGGATACAGGATAGGAATACCGAACGGATGCGCGCGAGCATATTTAGCGCCGGGCTTTAGGTGCCGCTTTTTAAGCTCGACAGGGACGTTAAGATGGTGCCAGTAATC